GAGCGAGGCGGCGGACACCCCGGGTTCCTGTCCATTTTCTCCACGAAGCCCGGCGATCCCCGGTGGTAACGCGCGCGCCGGCGCGAGCTCGAGCGATCCCGCGCTCGATCACGCGCGTCGCGCCGAATAGCGCGCGCGGGTGGTCGATTCCCGCGACTTGTCGGCTCGTTCGCCGGTCGTTGTGGCCGTGGCAGACCCGCGTTGCTCGTCTCGGGCTCGCGCGCGCGGGTGGGCGGTGGCGGTTCCCGCTCGTTGTGGTCACGGTGCCGCGGCAGTCGGGAAAGACTCTGCTCGATCTGATGATCGCGGTCGATCGTTGTCTCGCGATGCCGGGCGCTCAGGTGTGGTACACCGCCCAGTCTCGGATGGACGCGGTTCTCCGGTGGCGCGAGCTCGTGCGGCTGTTGCGCGCGTCGCCGCTGTCGGAGTGTCAGGCTCACGCGGGTCACGTCCGCAACGGTTACGACTACCGGGTCCGGGGTGCGGCCGGCGCGGAGGAGATCGAATTTGCGAACGGGTCGCAGCTCCGGATCTTCGCGCCGGCGGAGGACTCTCTCCACGGCTCGACGTCGGATCTCGTGATTCTCGACGAGGCGCGGTTCCTCGCCGCGCATCGGGGCGACGCGCTGATCGCGGCGGTGCTGCCGACGCAAGCGACGCGCGACGGTCAAGTCTGGATCACGAGCACGGCCGGCGACGGCGGCTCGACGTTTCTCGCCCGGCAGGTCGAGATCGCGCGCGCCGCGCTCGAGATCCCGGACTCCCGGGTCGCGTTCGCGGACTACGGGATCGGCGCCGACGTCCCGGCCGGGAATCTGCTCGACGCGGTGTGGCGCGCGCACCCGGCCGCGGGTCGTCCGGGTGGTCCGGTCCGCGACGCGCTCGCGGTCGCGGCGGAACATATGCCGGGCTGGCAATTTGCGCACGAGTACGGGAACCGCTGGCGCACCGAAGCCGACGAGCGCGTGATCCCGCCGGCGCTGTGGTCTGCGACGGAGACGACCGGCCCGCCGGTCCCGGTGCTCCCGACGTTCGCGGCCGACGTCGCGCCGGATCGGTCGGAGTCGACGATCTGCGCCTGTGCGGACTCGACGGTCGAGCTCGTCGACCATCGGCCCGGGGCGCACTGGGTCGCGGATCGTCTGCTCGAGCTCGACGCGCAGTGGGCCCCGTCTGCGATCGCGGTCGACGCCGCCGGCCCGGCCGGCACGGTCGCGGACGCGCTCCGGTCGCAGACCGACCGGCTCGTCGTGAGCTCGACGAACGATCTCGCGAACGCGTGCGCGGCGTTCTACGACGCGCTCGAGGCGGGGACGGTGCGGCATCGGCCTCACCCCATACTCGACACCGCCGCCGCGCGCGCGGTGCGGCGTAGCATCGGCCAGCGATGGGTCTGGTCCCGCGTCGACGGTGGTCCGGCGTTAGTCGCCGCGTCGCTCGCGTTCTGGGCCTCGTCTCGCCGGCCGGTCGAGATCGAGCGGTCGCAGATCTGGTGAGCTCGTGAGCGATCTCCGGCGCCGGTGGCTCGTGTGGCGCTATCGGCGCGCGGTGCTCCGGTGGCGCCGCGCCGGCCGGCCCTTGAAAGTGCTCGAGCGGTGACGTCGCCGGTCCTCTGGACACCGGGCTCGCCGCTCGGGACGCCGATCGGCGCTCGGATGCACACCGCGACCGACGGCCGCGACGTTCTCGTGAACGACCCGGACGGGTGGGAGGTCGACCGGCCGGCGCTGTGGTGGTTCGGACCCGCCGGCGGCGAGGGGAGCGGCGGACCCTACGGAAACCCGCTCACGACCGGCGACGACCCGGCCGGATATACGAACCTCCCCGCGGTGGGATTCTGTACGTCGATCATCTGCGACACGATCGCGGGTCTCCCGTGGGAAGTGATCCGCGGCGACTACGAAAAGCTCCCGGTCCCGGACTGGATCACGGACCCGCAGGCGCGCCGGCTCGACGGTCGGATCGTCGGCGCCGACACGCTCGACGACGTTCGTCTCTCCGCCGTCGAGTTCTGGGCGCAGTGGATAAACGCGGCGCTGTGGTTCGGGGACGGCTACGTCTACGCGCCGGTCCGCGACGCGGCCGGCGCGCCGAAGCCGCCGCTGTGGCAGCTCCACCCGCGCGACGTCGAGATCGACGCCGGCGCCTACTGGGTCGGAGACGTCCCGCTCCCGGCCGCGTCGATCTTGCATCTGCGAGGCGCGGGTCCGTACTGGAACGGTCACGGCCGCGGCGTGATCGACATTCACGGCCCGGATCTCGGGCTCGCGGCAACGATCCGGACCTACGCGCAAGGGGTTTTCACGACCGGAGTCCCCGCCGGCTATCTGAAGTCCGCGCAGCCGAATCTCTCCGAACCCGACGCGCTCGCACTGAAGAAGAAGTGGCTCGCGCAGCACGGCGGCGCGACGCGCTCGATCGCGGTTCTCAACGCGACGACCGACTTTCACGCGGTGAGTATTTCGCCGGTCGACGCGCAGCTCTCGACGTCGCGGGAGTGGGCGCTGCGCGACGTCGCGCTCGCGTTTCACCTTCAGCCGTACATGCTCGGAGTCCCGGGGGACTCGTCGACCTACGCGAACGTCGAGTCGCGACGCTCGGACCTGCAGACGTTCACGCTGCTGCCGTGGGAGCGGCGGATCGAGTCGACACTCGACGCCGAATTCCCGCGCGGGACGTCGCTCAAGATCCGCACCGCGGCGCTCCTGCGCGCCGACACGAAAACCCGTTATGAGGCGTACAAGTCCGCGGACTGGATGACGACGAACGAGAAGCGCGCGCTCGAAGATCTCCCGCCGCTCGACGAACCGCCCGCACCGGCACCGGGGGTGATCTAGTGGAATCACTAAACATGGAGCTCCGCACCGTGACCGAATCGGAGCGGGTGATCGTCGGGGTCGTCGCGCCCTACGACGAGACGACCTATCTCGTCCCGAACCCGTCCGGGGAACGAGTGGTCCGCGGCGCCTTCGAGAAGTCGACCCGGCAGCGCGGCGACAAGATCCCGCTGATCCGCGGGCACGATCACGCCGGGAAGTGTCTCGGGGTCTCCCGGCGGTTCACGGAGGACCCGGACGGCCTGATCGGGGAATTCGTCGTGAACGCCGGCGACGAGGGCGATCGTCTGCTCGAGGACTGTCGGAACGGCTACTACCGGGCGATGAGCGCCGGATTCGACGCGCTGGGCGGCACCCGCCGCGGCGCCGACGGCGCCCGGGAGATCGTCGAGGCCCGGCTCGTGGAGGTCTCGCTCGTGGCCGTCCCCGCCTACGCCGGCGCCGGTCTGCTCGCGGTCCGGTCCGCGACCGACGTCGACCGGCTGCTCGAGCCGTTCCGGAACCCGCCGGCGGTGAATCTCGAACCGATCCCGGTGATCGAGTATCGTCCGCGCCGAATCTGACGACGGCCGCACGGCCGACCCGCGAGGACCCGGCACCCGGGACACGATCACCCGGTCGCCGCCCCGTACGTCACCCGGAGCACCCGCCGAACCGCAGACGACCGCGACGATCGCGGTCGCTCGACACGGAGGGAAACGGGATGCTCACCTACCTGCAGCGCTTGACCGCCGAACGAGACTCACTCACTCAAGCCGCGACCGGGCTCGCGGAAACCGCCGCCGGCGAGGACCGGGACCTATCCGAAACGGAGCAGACGAGTCTGCGCGGATGGTCCGAACGGTGCGCGCAGATCGACGGCCAATTGACCGAATACAACGCGCAAGCCGAAAGCACGCGCGCCTATGCCCGGCTCCGCGACGAGCTCGCCGCGCACGACGACGACGACGAGCGCCGGCCGCACGGCCGCGAGCTCGAGCGCCGCAACGCGAACCCGCCGCCGCGCGGGTGGGGCGAGACGTTCGTCGAGTCCGACGCGTTCCGCAACTACGTCGGCGCCGGATCATCGGCGCGCGTCGAGCTCGAGGGCGGACTCGGGGAAGCGGTCGAGACCCGCGCCGCGATCACGACCGCCGACGGGATCGTTATCCCGCAGCTCTACACCCCGCGCGGGCCGACGGTCGCGACGCCGCTAATCGACGTCTGCGGACACCTCCCCGCAAGCTCGAACGCGGTCTCGTGGGTGCAGTGGTCACCCGTCCCGCCGGCGCCGGCGGGTCTCGTTCTCGAGGGTGAGCTCAAACCCGAAATGAACATGACCGCGGCGCCTATGTCGGGGACGCTCGACACCTACGCGCACTGGAAAGAGATCACGCGTCAAGCGCTCGAGGACATCCCGCAGATCCGGACGACGGTCGAGACGCGGCTCCGGCAGGGAATCGCCCGCAAAGTCGAGTCCGATATCGTCGTCGCGCTCGGGGCCGCGACAATCCCGCCCGCGTCGGGGACGGCCGCGCAGGGTCTGCTCGGCGCGATCCGGGTCGGGCTCGCGACCGTACAGACGAACGGCTACACCCCGAACGCGGTGGTCCTGAATCCGCTCGACGCCGCGGAGATCGACCTCGCGATTCTCGCGGGGACGCTCGCCGGTCCGGTCGTCAACGGGTCACTATGGGGGCTGCGGATCGTCGCGTCGCCCGACGTCCCCGCCGGGACCGCGTACGTCGGAGACTTTTCGACGGCGGTGGTCGTATTCGACCGCGGCGCGACGACCGTCTATCTGTCGGACTCTCACGCTGACAATTTCATCCGTAACGTTCTGCTCTTGCTCGCGGAGATCCGGGCGCTCGTCACGACGCCCGAACCGCAAGCCCTCGCAGAATGCACCGCCGGCGCGACCGGCACGACGACCGCGCGGGCGAGCTCGTCCGGCGGGAAGTAGCACCGAATGCCCGCGACCGTCGACGCGCTCCGGACTCACCTCGGACTCGATCCCGCGTCGACGGTCGACGAGGCAGCAATGACGCAGGACGTCGACGCCGCGAACGCGACCGCGGTCGCGCTCCGGCGCGACGTCACGACCGACCCGGAGACCGGCGCGATTCTCCCGGACTGGTCCGCAGATCTCGATATGGGCGCGGTGCTGCTCGCGGCGCGTCTGTACGGCCGGCGCGGATCTGTCGCGGGGGTCGCCGGATTCGCGGACGCGGGCGTGATGCTGCTCGCCCGGCTCGATCCCGACGTCCGTCTCCTCTGGGGCCTCGGGGAGTATCAGCGAAGCGTGATCGCGTGACGATCGCGACCGCGGGGACCTCGTTCGCCCGGGCGCTCGAGCTCGTCGAGATCCTGACCGCGGCCGGGGTCCGCGCCACCGTCGACCCGCGCAGCGCGACGCCGCCGGTCGTTCTGGTCACGCCGCCGGAGCGGACCTACGACACGAATTGCGGTTACACCGCCCGGTGGCATCTGTGGGCGCTCGTCCCCGGTCCGGGAAACGCCGACGCGTTCGTCGCGCTCGACGGCCTCGTCGACGCGGTGGCGGCGCTGCTCCCGGTCGAGCGCGCCGAATTTATGTCCTACGCGCTGACGCCGGACGCGCCGACGCTCCCCGCGTATCGGCTCGAGATTGTGGAAGGGGTCTAGCTAATGACGATCAACGAATCCCGGGTGAAGGATGGGACGCTGACGCTCGGAGACGTCGCGTCGGAGCTCGACGCCTCGTGTCAGTTGACGAATATTCGGATGAATTCGTCCTACGACGACGACGGCGACGACGTGGAAACCCTCTGCGGTGAGCGCACCGGCAAGGGCCGCAAGAAAAGCGGGAATTCGCTCGCCGGGACAATGATTCAAGACTGGGCGGCTACGCCGTCCGTGATCGACTACGTGTGGCAGCACGACCTCGAGGTCGTGCCGTTCACCTACGCGCCGAACGGCGCGGCGGGGGTCACGATCACCGGGAGCGTTCGGCTCGAGGTCCCGGGCGAGACCTACGGCGGAGACGTGAACGCCCGCAACACGAGCGATTTCGAGTGGTTCGTCGTCGGGGAGATCACCCGGACACCGCCGGTCGGCGCAGACGCGGCGGCGACGCGCTCGAGCTCGAGCGCGCCGGAGCTCGCGGACGCGTGAGCGCACCGGGCTCGACGCGCGTCACCGTCGAAGGCGTCGACCGGCTCGTCCGGACGCTGAAGCGCGCCGGCGTCGACATATCCGATCTGAAGGCCGCTCACTCCGCCGTCGCCGCGTTCGTCGCCGGCGAGGCCGCAGCTCGAGCGCCGCGCCGGTCCGGAGCTCTGGCCGGGAGTGTCCGCGGCGCTCGTCTGCAATCGCGCGCCCGGGTGAGCGCGGGACGCTCGTCGATCCCCTACGCCGGCCCGATTCACTGGGGCTGGCCGGCGCGCCGGATCTCGTCGCAGCCGTTCGTTTCCGAAGCCGCGCAAGCGACGGAACCGCGCTGGTCGGAGACCTATCGCCGCGACGTTCTCGCCGCGCTCGAGAAAGTGCAGGGCGCCTAATGCCGTGGCAACGGTTCGCGGTGCCGCTCCGGGGACACGACGAACCCGTCGAAGTGCAGACGACCGCGCGCGACTGGGCGAACGTACAAGTCGACCCGGCGAAAGCCGCGCCAATGGACATGATGTTCAGGGTCGTTCACGTCGCGCTCCGGCGCACCCGCGCCGCGGAGATCCCGATTAGCTACGACGAATTTCTCGACGACGAGCTCGACGGGATGCCCGAAGCGCTCGACGGCGAAACCCCTTTAGCCTCGGCGCCTACGACGCCGGCACCCTCGGACGCGCCGCGGTGATCGTCGCGCTCCG